AGTCGGCTCGGGTGATGGAGAGGGTGAACTTGTTGGAGTCGGAGTTGCGCTGGCAGATGGCGAAGGCTCAGGCGTTGGAGTTGGACTTGGAGAGGGCGAATCAGAAATTGTCGGTGAAGGCGAGGGAGACGGTTCAGGAGTTGCTGAAGGAGAAGGGCTTGGAACAGGTTCAGGAGTAGGTGTTGGTGTTGGTGTTGGTGTTGGTGTCGGTGTTGGTGTCGGTGTTGGGGTTGGGGTTGGGGTTGGACTTGGAGATGGAGTAGGAACTGCTCCGTTGTAATACTGGAAAGTTTCAGATGCGGTTGTACTTACATAAGTAGATTGATGAACCAAGACACAAAAGTGAGCGGCGATATTTCCTTTATCCGCAAAGTATGAATTTGAATTATCCCATCCTGTATTAAAAGTGCCGTTCGAGCAGGTGACAGAAACGGCTCCAGTTTGCTCAGCCGATGCTGAATCAATGGGCAGGAGAGTCCACCAAAAGACCAGCGAGCAGACGGCAAGAATACGAACTAAGCGCAATTTAGACCCTTTGAACAGGGGTCACGGGGACACGGGGGACACGAACTAGGGTCATTGTACCTTGAGGACAATCCATGCTAAACTGGGGTTGTAAATGAGAGGAGTCAAAATGGCAGTCACAAAAGATTTCGCCTTGGAGATTGATACTGAACTTTCCAATCTCTATAAAGATGAGTGGCGCATACTTGACAAAATTGCTGGATACCAAGAGACCTTAGATTTCTATATCAAGAATCCAAAATATGCCAGCGACAATGTTGAGCATTACGAAAAAGAAATTCAAATCCTAAAACAAAAATTAGTTCCTATCCGTAGGCGTCAAAGAGAATTAGATGCGATTTATGACCAAGACCCATGGACTCGCGCTTATTTGGTTGTCTCCAGCGATGGTCATGTTCACAGCACTAGAGATTGCTCAACTTGCTTTCCTCAAACTAGATACGCATGGTTGATTCAGTACAGCAATGATGATGAGAAAACAATCGTTGAGGATGCTGGTGAAGATGCCTGTACGGTTTGTTATCCAAGCGCTCCAGCCGAGGTTCTAAATCGTCCATCAAGAATTGTTACAGCGGACAAGATAGCCAAGGCTCAAGCCAAGGCTGAGAGAGATGCCAAGCGCGAGGCGAAGATTGCCAAGGAAAAAGCAAACGCTCCAACAAAGAGCGGTGAGCCTCTAAAGATTATCCGCTCTATCTACAAAGACGGAAAGATTTCATACGAATGGATTAAAACCGAGAGAAGCGCGGTGACTTACTGGTTAAACGAAACAGCATGGAGCAAACATTCTCCTAGAGAAGATTACACAGTTGAAGCCTTGAGATTGATTGTTCAAAATCTTGCGGAGAAGAACGGCGTGTCATTTGACCAGCAGTTGAAAATACTGGAAAATAAGTTGAAGAAGAGGAGGGACTAATGAGCAAGCCTGATTTCGCAGTAGCGCCTGAAGATTATGCGTTACTTTTCGAAGCAATCAAAAAACAGAATGAGCCACTTCATCCTGACCTACTTCCATATCTTGAAGAGTCATCGTTTCCAATGTTGCGTCACCCGTTGGTTTATCAAGTGCCTTTCTTCTCAGGGGGTCAAGCCAATTATCAATACGAGGCAAAAAAGAAATATGTAGCCGAAGCCTTAGAGAAAAAAAATTACAGTTCGTTTATATTCCTACATGAGCGCCCATATCGTCTCGAAGCCTTTAGTGAGATTCAATCATTGCTTACCGATAAAGAATACTGGGAGTTGCTCTCCTCGATTTATACCGATACCGAAAATGCGTGGGCTTATCTCAGCCAGTACAAAAAATTATTCTCTTCCAAAAGAAGTCATCGTGAATATCTCATGGACGAAGAAGAGAGAAAAGTCTATGAAGCCTTACCTGATGAGGTAACAGTTTATCGAGGCTATCAAGTTGGGCAAAACAAAAATGGAATCTCATGGACGACCAGTAAAAAAACCGCCCAATGGTTTGCAACACGATTTAGCAAACAAGGCAAGGTGCTTGAAAAGAGAGTTCCAAAGCGAGACATTATCTCGGTATTTAATGGACGGAATGAATCGGAGGTAGTAATACTATGAAATGTTATCTATGTGGTAGCGAGTTTAGAATTACCTTTATCCAAGGTAAACCGTATTGCTTTAAGTGCGAAGCCGATGCTTCACTTCAAGCCTACGGATTAGTTCGAACAATCAAAGAGAGGACAGCATGAAAACCATAAATGAAGAAGTCGGGTATATCGAAACCCGATTACGCAAGAAGGGAATCAGATTAACCCGTAAGGGTCGCCGATGGGCTGAGAATCTTGAGGCTTCCGTGTTCCTTGCTGGAATCTTGCTTATTTTCGGGGTTGTAGGGTCAATAGAGAGCGGTAGGTGGTTCTAGTGATACTTCTACCTTGGTTAAGACGGAAAAAGGCTCTACGGGTCTCTGAAGCCTCTTTACGGGCTTTGCGTAGGCAACAGATGGAGAAAGCGCTCCAAGAACAGGCTGAAAAGAGACGCGCCCGAAAGAGAGCGGAAGCCTTCAATTTGAATTCTAAACCCCAGTAGGGTATACTTGGAATTGTCCGAGAGGAGGACACATGACTCAGTTAGAAAAAGTTCTGATTGAAAAGTGGGCTGAAGAGCAGACCGCTGATGTAAAGAAAAAGGCACTTACAAAGACTCAATGCAAGAAGATTTATAGCGAGGCTTATGAGGCTGGTCTTTTGGCTGGCAAAGATGCAGATACTCCAAAGTTCGTAGTTGGTTCACCAACTACTCCACTTGGGAGCGATATTGATTTCAAGAAAAAAACCTACATCCTTGACGGTCTTTGCGGATTCGCTTGGGTGAATATCTCTCCAGCGAGAGGTGCCTTTGTGAATTGGTTAAAGGCTCAAGGCATCGGTAGCAAAGGTTATTACGGCGGTTACGAAATTTGGGTTCGAGAGTTCGGACAGAGCGTAGACCGTAAATATGCTTTCGCTCAAGCCTTCGCTGAGGTTCTTGGAAAGTACGGAATCGAAGCAAGCGCTGGAAGTAGGTTGGATTAACTAACAGAATTCATCCCGTCAGTCTCTTCTTAGATTGGCGGGATGAACCGCATAATCACTTTATTACCTTTCTTGATTATGCGTGGGGTATCATTCCGCTTGGGTACCCAATAGTTCGGTGGCGTAGTAGCGCCTGTCACGCGTCCGTCCTCTCTCTAGCGTGACTCTCATCGCTCCGCCACCGAGCGCCCTATTGACACTCATTCATCTTCATGATGTACCCTTTTAACAGGTTCGCAAAACACCTACTCGCCAAAGTGAGGTCGGTCAGATACCGACAACAGAAGAGCGCTACATCCAGTAGCGAACAAATGTTCACTCCTAACTATGGAGGAATATGCGATTCTATGAAAGAGTTATTTCAAAACCTATTCCAGTCGCACTTTTTATTATCGGATTTGTATTCATAAATCCACTACATATTCCGCCTGACGCACCAGCGCGAGCGGTTGAAGTAATCATGAAACCAATACTGGTCGAACGCACACCTGAAGCATCTAAAGAGTTCGCTAAAGCGCGTCTCTTTGCTTACGGTTGGGACACTCCCGCTCAATGGGAATGTCTCCTCTCGCTATGGACTAAAGAGTCAAATTGGCGTCCCGATGCCTACAATAAAACACCCGTCTACCAAAATGGAAACAAACTCAATGCTGGTGGTATCCCACAGATACTCGGACTTGACCCTGACCTAACAGTCGAGGAGCAAGTAAGGCGTGGCTTGGTCTATATCGAACATAGATATTCCAGCCCATGTTCGGCGTGGCGGTTTTGGGAAAGAAATTTTTGGTATTAACCTCCCTAAATGGGAAATGAAGAGCAGAAAAAACCTTCAGTAATAGACGATGCGCTCGCCGAAATCGGGCGCATCGCTTTTATTGAGCCAGCAATTTGTACAGGGTGGGTTCTCGTATCTGAATGGATGGGCGAGGGCGATAAGGATTACTGGACTCTCACTCTTGCAGACGACCAAAATCCTGATTGGCGTCACCTTGGATTAGTTCATCATGCGTTGAAAAGTTGGGAAGGGAATGATGATGTCGGACTCAGAGACAAACCGACCAATGAGTGAAAAAGAAAGAATTGATTTACTTAATAAACTAATACGCGAGCGCTACGGGGATTGGGCGACACTCCCAAACCCTAAGATAGATAACAATGAAGATTCAAAGCGGTAAAATTTCAATATGGGTTCATTTATTACTAAGGCACCGTGTCGCAATGCCGACCCTTGGCTCTTTGACCAAACTAATTTAGATTTAGCGCAACCAGCACTTAGCCATTGTTCTCGATGTATTTTTTGGCAAGAGTGTGAATCTTTGATACAGCCTAAGGCTAATTTTTTTGATGGGGTAGCGGCGGGTAAGGTATGGCGCAACGGCAGAATTTTGGCTAAGTTAGATAACTCTTCCCCTTATCGCTTAATTGTGGGAGAGGAACTAATTGAAGAAAATCATGAAATCAATAACTAACGAGAGGCAGACATCATGACGGCAATAGCAATAGCAGGAAACTTAGCGAGTGACCCTGAGTTGCGCTTTACTCCCAACGGTAAAGCAATGGCAACCTTCACAATCATTTCGTCTAAGTCACAAAAGAAACCTGATGGCACTTGGGAAAATATCGATGTCACTCCATGGTCAATTAAATGCTGGAATAAATTAGCGGAGAATGTTTGCGATTCTTTGAAAAAGGGAATGGGCGTAATTATCCAAGGCACAGCAGTTTGGGAATCTTGGGACGATAAGACCACGGGTGAGAAAAAGGGCAAGATGGGCGTGACCGCTTTTAATGTCGGTGTTGATTTGAAACGCCATGTAGTCAATGTGGTCGATGTCCGCCGTAATTCTGACGGAGATACTCAGATTGACCCTTGGAGCGCTCCTACTTGGAAGAAGGAACCCGAGGTTCCTGAGTCGTTTCCTTTCTAACCCTGATGTAGTATCATGGGGTTGATAAATTCCTGAAAGGGGTTGTAAATGGCAATATGGGTTGATTTCTTTACGGAGAAATTACAAGGCTCAAAAGTTGTTGTTGATTCCAGCGGTAAGCCGTATGTTTCAAAAGAGATTGCTCACAAAGAGTATGTCGAAATTGAGATGAGTATTTCACAACAGTCTTTGCCTTATCACATATACTTCCGCCGTTTTGATGTTCATGGCGTTGAGTTAGAGAATCGTCTCTTTGCTCAAGTCGGAGATAGAGAATTGGCTTTGAAGTCTTTCAATGATTTAACATCCAAAAGATTAAATTCTTTTGAGTTAGTCTTAGACGAATAATAAAAGCCTAAATTTTGCTCGAGGTATAATCTACGGGTGTACGATAACCTCTCACCTAATAGTGAGGGAGTCGTGTCCATTTTGGGGGCTTTCGCTATCCAAACTCATGAAATTTATTCGGAGTTGGTAAATGCGGGATTTAACCAAGAACAAGCAATCGCTATTGTCGTAGGACTAGCGACCAAAGAGTAGAGGGTTAAATGGCTGAGAAGATAACACCCGATTTACAAGAGTTAGGTTCTACTGGTTTACGCCGTTCAGGTGGAACAGTCTTTGAAGAATTTTTAGTTAATCTCCGTGGATTACGCGGAGCAAGAATCTATCGAGAGATGGCGGATAATGACCCGACCATTGGCTCAATGTTATATGCAATCGAAAAAGTTGTTACTCGCCTTGAATGGCGCATCGACCCTTACTCAGATAATTCCGAAGATGGAGAAATTACTAAAGAGGATAAAGAAGTCGCCGCGTTCGTAGAATCTTGTCTCCATGATATGAGTGAGTCTTGGGACTCTGCTCTATCTCAGATGCTTTCAATGTTGGTCTTTGGTTTCTCATTCCACGAAATTGTTTACAAAATCCGCGAGGGTGACAGTAAAAACCCACAGCGTAAATCTAAATTTAATGATGGTCGTATTGGTTGGCGCAAGATGCCTATTCGCGCCCAAGAAACTTTATTCCGATGGATGATGGATGAAGATGGCGGTATTCAAGGGATGGTCCAAGTAGACCCATCCTCGGA